TTACAGATATGTATACTAACCGGTATATATGGCAAGCGAAAATAAGAGTATAAATGAAAAAAATAATGTTGAAGATAACAAGGATCGTGAAGCATTAGATTTTTTTGGATCTCTTAAATCTGGATATCAAAATGATCGTCAAGTCTGGGAAGAGCGATGGAAACAAGCTCGTGCCGCTGTTTACATGAATGATAATCTTGATGAAGTTTATTCCGGTAGAGCAAATATCAAGTCACCAATAATGTTAATAAAGGTTAATGGTTTAGCTGCTAGAATAGCTCGTATTTTATTTAATACTTATCCTATTGGTAGGGTCGAGGAAAAATTAGCAAATAAAGTTGATGGCGATATTACGCAATTACATAATGATTATATTTTTACTCACCAATTAGATCAAATTGGTTATAAAGAATCGCAAAAACAATTAATAAGAGAAAAGACAATTTTAGGAACGTCTGTCGGAAAAGTTACACAAGAATTTGAAGAAACAGAATTGCAATTTGATGAAGATTTGGAGCCTAAAACAGTTACTGTCAAAGACGATACGTATTTAAGACCAATTTTACTCGAAGAATTTTACAGTGATGTTAATAAGTCTGATATACAAGATAGCCAAGCATGTATCCACTCGACTACTATAAGCATGCAAAGTTTATTATCAGATGAAAAACGACGAGAAACTCGTACGTTTGAATTGTTAGATCCTGAAACTGAGGAAGTTATAGGGGTAGAGGAAGAATCTATAGAAACAGGTGTGTATAAAAATCTTAATTTATTGCAATTAGATGGAAATAATATAACACAAGAGCAGGAAGAATATGCTCAATATATGAATTGGTCACAAAAATCTACCAGAGCATTTCAAAAAAGTTTAAAAGAAATTAGAAAAACAGGTTTTGTCGAAATTGATGAATGTTATGGATTATTTGATTTAAATGGCGATGGCAATATGGAAGAAGTCATCTGCACTATTGCCGCCGGTAAAATAGTTATTCGATTAGAACCGTCACCATTTAAACATAAAAGATATACTAGACCGTTTATTGTTGGTAAATATTTGCCAATTCAAAATTGTCTTTATGGAATGAGCAATGTTATTGCTGGACATAATTTATTGCAAGAATATAACGCAAGCAGAGCACAAGCAACGGATGCAAAAACGAGAAGTGTTGCACCTATGTGGTATATGGATCAAACCAAAACTGTGGTTTGGGATGGTGTTTGGCGACCTAATGGTATAATTAAAGGTCAAGGCTCATCGGGTATGACACCAATTATAAACCCGAATTTAAGTAATGTGCCTTTACAAGATAGCCAAATCATCGCGCAAGATATTGATAGATTATGGTCGCTGTCCCCCGTTCAAGAGGGCACAACAGATCCGGGGTTAATTCCTTCCACCGCTAGGGGTACAATGGCCGTAATCTCCCAAAATGATATGCCTATTAATGACATAATTGATAACACCATTGAATTTGAAATGAAAAAATTTATTGAAATGTTACTAGAGCGTAACATAACCTTTAAAACGTTAGACGATTATACAATTGTATGGCCAGAAGAAAAAATTATGGCTTTAAAAGAGAATCTAGAAATTGATAAAATGTCTGATTTATTTGCTGACTTTAATGTTAGAATCTTGGGTAATTTAGAGTTGTCAAACGAGATTTCACAACAACAAGGGTATACACAATTTGCACAGTTTGCAGCATCCGTTCCACAAATTAATCAACGAATTAACTGGACAGCATATAGTGATAAATTATTGCGGTCATTTGGTATAAAAGACGATGCAGTAAATGATATTTGGCTAGATGAAGAACAGGTACAAGCTGCTCAGCAAGCACAGCAAGAAGCGCAGCAACAACAACTACAACAAGCAGAAGCGTTGAGGCAAAAAGAGCGTTTAGAGGATATGGAGCAATTTCAATTTGAAACAGAAGTAAAGACAGAAGGTAAAATTGTTGAAAAACAAGCTGAGGCAAGTATCGAAGCTATGACAGGACAAAAAGTTAATTAATGAAAAGATATTTAGATAAAGATGATATAAAAAGAATATATGATACATTGCAATCAGCAAATTTAGCACAAATTGAAAGCTTTTCTACGTTGTACGATGTGGAAGGATTAAGAAATACTGCAATAGAAAGAGAAGCATTAAAAAAAATATATAATTTATTACTAAATGAAATGACGGGAGATGATATTAATGGATAAGGATCAAGAATTAAACGAAAATGTTGATAACTTACAAGAATCGACAGGCCAGATTGAAGCTACTAAAAAAAATAAAGAAGATAAACCAAAAAAAACAAAATCTGTTAAAAAAGATTATAAGTTTGATGAAAAAGTTTATAAGTGCATGGTTCAAGTCGAGGAATCTATAAAAAAACCTGTTTATGAACGTGGTCGAATTAAAGAAGTATTAGTTCCAACTGGCCGAATGATTGATGTAGAAAAATTTAGACCAGATTTTATCAGAGCTAATAAAAATGAAGATGTAGCTAAATGCCGATTTCGTGCAGCACAATATTTTAATGTTAGTGTTGAGCATTTATTAAATGCATATAACGTGCTTAACGGTAAAAAAATGGACGGATTTTATATTACAGATCTAATTGATCGGTTTGGGTTTAGCAAGGGTGCTAAATCAGCGACTAACAGAAGTCGTTTAGCTGAAAAATATGGCCGTATTAATTCACACAGTGTTGATGTTGCTCAATCTAAATTAAAAGATATTTTGAATAATGCAAATGTTAAAAAAGCATATTCTGATTTTGTCAAAGAATTCAAAGAGGAATTTTCAAGAGATACAGACGATAAAGCTGTTTATGGCGAATAATTAAACTAAGTATTAATTATAAGATAAGGACTTAAATAATATGACAACAAACTTTAATGAAGAGATAGACTTAGATAGCATGAGTGAGGAGGAGTTAGACACCTACATGACTCAAATTGAGAATGGTGAAACTAATGTTGACTCCTCGCCGGTGCAAGAAGAGCCTATTCAAACTTCCGACGAAAACACAGACGTAGAAGCTCAAACAGAGGAGACCGAAGAGTCAAACCCCGAGCAAGAAGAAACTGAACCAGTACTAGAGGGCGACGATGTGCCCGAAGCCTACAAAGGCAAAACTGCAAAAGATTTGTTAGAAATGCAAAAGCAAGCTAACACAAAAATCTCACAGCAAAACAATGAGATTTATCAAATGCGAAAACAACTGGAGTCATTGCAGGCGCAACAAAATGCCTTAAATGATAAAGCTATCAAAAACGCAGATGATGAATTGCTCGCTAGTTATCAACAAGATGATATTAATGCTATTAATAGAATCATTGAAAGAAAACTACAAGAGAGAGAGCAAGCTAGTGTTAATGCAAGTTTAGTTGAAAAAGAATCTATTGCAAAAGAACATGATGAGATATGGGCAAACTTGGAAACGTTTAACCCGCAGTTATTTTATTCTATTAAAGAAACTGCAATGCAAACAATGGTTCAAGACCCAGACAATACTTATCATAAAAAAGGATGGCTTAAACAATTCATAGCCACACAAGCGCAGCAATCTATGCAAGAGACTCAAGGTGTTCCACCTTCTGTAGATAAATCTAAACTCAAGCGAAGGGCTGTAACTGTTGGTAGTGGAGCGAAAGTAAATTCCAGAACAATTAATAAATCCTTAGACGAAATGTCTATGGAAGAATACGAAGCGCACATGAAAGCGCAAGGTATTTCTTTTTAATTTGTTTTAGATAATAAGAAGAAAAGCACGACTTAAATCTGAATATTAATAAAACATTTTACTAAATAAAAATTTAGGAGAATGATTATTATGGCGGACCAACAATCCAAACATGCGTCGATTACTAGCGTAGTCGGAACATGGTATTCAAAAAAGGTTTTACAAGATTTCGAGCCAATGACACAGTTTTACAACTTGGCACCTGTTACGGCTCAAATACCAAAGAGTGAAGGAAAAACAATCAACTTTGATCGTTATCTAAAAATTGACGCTCTTTATAAAGATGACACAGACGAATTCACAGCACAGCAATCGTACCTTTCAGCACAAGTTGTTACTGCAACATTGCATGAGCGTGATTCATTTGTGCAATTGTCTCGCTACGCTGTTTTAACTGCTCGAAATAATATTTTAGATAAAGCGGTTAAAATGGTTCAGCAACAAGGTGCAAAAACTATTGATAAATTAGTACGTAACGATATCGGTATGGCTGTTGCTGATGTTGCGGCTGCTTCATCTGTAAATATGAACAACCTAGCCATTGATGGTGGTACATTGAATTCATCTGGTATAACTGCAAGAGTATGGTCACATGATCAAGCTGCATCTGGTGATCGATTCCCAATGTATCATAATAAAACTCGATTAGCACAATCGGCACTTGTTACATCATTCGCAGCATCTGCAATGACTATGAAAACTATTCAGCATGGTGTTTCTGTACTTGAAGGTAAAGACGTTCCAACTTTATCTGATGGAAATTACGGATTAATTACACATCCTGATGTAGCATATCAAATAACCACTAATCCAGGTTTTAAAGGATGGTTTAGCCCGACAAGTGCAGAAGCAGCACGAAAATCACCATCTGAAGTCGGTGTGGTTGCTGGTGTAACTGTTCACAAATCAACACAAGCGTACAAGTTCCCATTATCTGGTGATACGTTAAGCACATCATCTGGTAATCTTTATTGTTCACTTTTATTCGGTGAGGAAGCTTACGGGGTTGCTGATGTTACGGGTGCTGATGGTGGACGAAAAGGATTCTCATTCTACTTGAAAGAATCTGGGCCACAATCTACTAATGATCCAACCAACAAAATAAAGCAAGCTGGATTCAGCATTACCGCAGTAGGTAAAGTTTTGAACAAGTCTGCTGGACTTTGGATTTTGACAACTGGTTTATAAGCTAGTTTAGCCTATTGATTTACCCTCAGTAAAAAAGTTCTTGGAAGTTTTTCTCACTGAGGATAAAATGCTAAATGGCCTGGCGGATTATTCGCTGGGCCATTGTCATTTGTGAAGTCGTTTAATATATTATTGCCAAGTAATTATTAAGGAGGTTTTATATGAAAAGAAAATATTATAATTATATCCCAATTTTTAAGCGGGATGAAATTCCAGAGCTAACAGGATTTTTAGATAATGATGTGGAAAAGATGAAGAGGCATTTTAAACGAAAGGAACAAGCATTAACTGAGCTTATTGCATTTATAACAGATAAGTGTTGCTCCAAGGATGTTCGTGATTTATATTCTAAATATGATGTTAAATTAATTGAAGATATTGATGGCTCAAAAACTATCGGATTATCATTTCCTGAGAAAAGATTCTAGATTTTAAGCTATTAAGCATATAAAATAGTTAAAGCAACAGCCAAGTGCCTTATCCACTTGGCTGTTGTCATTTAACAAGTGACATGTTAAAATTCTAACATTGAATAAAAAAATTTTGATAAGGAATAGCATGAAAACAATTAAAATAATAAG